GGCTGCTGTTCTATTCCACGACCAGAACCATCCGGCTGATAGGCGGTGAAGACCAGTTTTCTCCCTGAGGGAAAACCGAATTTCACCGGATAGACCATCAGTAAATAAACCCGTATAAATAGCAGGTGTTCGTCGCTCCGCCGCCGCCGCCGGCTACTGTTATCTGAATAACGTCATCAGCTTCAAACGAATACGCCGCAGCAGTAGTAGCAGCCGGTACGGGCTGTAAAATAGCAGCCTCATACTGGGTATCAACGTTGGTATGGATTGTCTGAGTGTCGAGAAACTTCGTTGCGGAAGTCCCTGAGCTTCCAATCGTTACCGTGCAATCGACCGGGTCTGCGCCTACTACTATAATCGCTTGTGTCAACACGCATCTTTTCCCTGTAGGAACAGTATAAAGATTCGTAGTTCCTTCGGCGTTAAACGGCACATTGGTCGTTGATAACAACGCAATCGCTTTTTCTTTCAAATCCGCCAATTTATTTCTCCTTCATACATATATATTAAGTTTTATGGCCGAATCTTGCCGTATTCCACGAACTGTATCCGCTCGTATTCGATTCCGAAAAACACACTGTTCTCGCTATAGCTCTGGCGTCACTGTATTCTCTTTGCAAGGTATTTCTTAACGACGCCGTTGAAGTCCCGCCAACCGGGCCGAGAAACTTCAACGCTAAAGCCAAAATCAGTACTTCCGTAAATAAATCGTCGAAATCATCCGGGTCAGTGACCTTTTTGACATACCTGATATTGCAGGTATCGTAGTTGGTTAAAATGCGACTACCTTCGATAATGTATCTTGAATCTGCCAGTTCATAACCGTCGTCCTCATATACCGAGATTAACCTGCTGAAATCAGAGGGCACAAGATACTGATAATCCCATTCAAAGGCCGGGGTAGATGACGATACCGACGGATAACCCGTTGAGCACTGGACTTCATCGGCATCCGAACTGTCATAATAAAGAACATACTCATCTTCATACAAGACCTCAATCCCCTGCCAGTAAACCTGCTCTACCGCAGCGTTGGTAAGTTTTTCAGCGTCGGTAAAATCACCGGACAGATATGATAGCTCGTAAACAGTTTCGGAAGTGACCGAAAGTATCGTTGCCGTCGTATAAGATGAAAGACCGGTAATCGTATCTCCTGCAACCCAGTCGTCAGGAAGCGCCTCATTATTGATAGTAAGCGTGCTGATTTGGGCCAGCTTCGCTCTTGCAAGCGCGAAGTTCCAGTCGAAGCTCCTAAGAAGGGAATCTCTTGTAGTATCGTAATGAAGGTCGGCAATTATATAATTTTCACAGGCAGAAGAACCATTTTCTACGGAAGATATAATCGTAGCACCGATTTTACTCAACGCCTGATTGACGAGCGCTAATTCTGCCGCTGTAAAAGCCATAAATCACCTACTCAATAAGATTACCTTCCCTGTCACGCGGCCAGATATTCAGTTTTTCCCTGCCGCAGGGAACGGTAGTCATAATCTTTGTCTTTCCTTCCGGCTCGCCGTATCTGGTCGTATAACCGGCGCGTGCGGTTCGTCGGTCGATTTCTTCTTTCAGTTCTTTTTCATTAGCGCTAAACGAGACCAAATCGCCACTATCGCCTTTCGCACGTTTGAGGATTTCCATTTTATTTTCTGCCTTTCAAGCCACGTCTGGTCGAACTCTATTTTGCCGCATTCCTTACACAAATGGTATCTGACGCTATTTAATTTGCGAGGCATAAACATATACGAGCCGCATTTCGGACACCTGCCGTTACAGGCCATTATCAGTCCCTGCATTTTTTATGCTCCGCAATGAACTTAAGTCTGGCCTCACCGAAAGACAAATTCTCATCTTTTTTCTTTTCCTCTTTCTTTTTCTTTTTTTCTTCTTTAGCCATTTTTTGTCCCCATAAAAAATAAAAGGAAGGGGAGGATTATTCCTCCCCGTTTCCTTAGTAGCTAATTGTCAGCATACAGTTTGTAGAACCATTCTGGCTTGCATTGTTATCCAGAATATACCCTACATACTGGTCTGTAACATAGGATGTTCCCCATGTACCACTTGACGTGCTTGAACCGTCAACTGTTCCGTCATGTCTTGCCCATAAACCCCTCTGATAAGCTGTATAACCAAGAGGCGGATTCTGCGGGCTAAGCTGGCAGACACCATACGTCTGTGTCCAGAAATTATATCCTGTTGCTGAAACATAAGTGGCAGATAATCCCGCAAAGGATTTCAAGCCTCCCGTGTTTTCGTACAGGATATTATTGTAGCTGGACGGCATTACATATCCGTAGTTGGATGTAGTAATCGCAAGTTCGAGCGGTTCATCGAAATACATCGTACATTCACCCGTTGTAGCGGCAGCAGATGTATTTCCGGTAATTATTCTTTCCATTACCTGACCGTCAGTAACGCTCTCTGTCGGGACCACAACAAGAAGTCCGCCAGCTAAATAATCCTCTGTTATTGCGGTACTTCCGGCAGTAAGCGTGACTTCGGTATCACCTATGGCCTGAGTATTTGTGAACACAGAGTAATCAATGCCATTAGCATCACTCGCTATGGTATTACCGAAAGCATTAAGTCTGTGAGTATAACATGCCCCACTTGACTTGGAATACTTATATGCTCTGCCGTCCCAGGTCAGATACCTTGTGCCGTAAACAAATCTCTGCGTGGTCTCCGCAACACGAATGCCGTGCTTGTAAGTCGTAGTAAAATCAAGCGGCAAGGCATTGGCGTCAAGCGGACCAAAATCATATTGAAATCCCTTACTCATTTTGAACCCCTTTCCGGCCTTAGCCTATCAGTGTCAGACATTCGTGGACCTTTGCGCCTTCCATACGAACCGCACCTAAATCCATCTTGGAGTAAATTCGTGTGTTGAAGCACTTGGTAGTGTCAGGAGCCATCTTTGTTGTCAGGTCTCCTATATAGGCGAGGATTACGCCATCCTCAGCCCACACGAGGTTTCTATAACAGGTAGTCCCACCGTTAACTGTGGAATCCGAAACGGGAACTAACGTTGACCAGAAAATGTTAAAACCCGAATAGTAGCTTAGCTTGCCTTCGTGCGCGGCCCTGATAACATTGAAATCGATACTGGTAATTCCCTCAAGGCCCATCAAATACTTAATGTCCGAAGGTCTGCAAGCCCAGTATTTCGGGATATTCTCGTCAACGTTGGCGTCGTTGAAAACCTGCATCATACGATACATCTTGGCAAGCTCAAGGCCGACATTTGTACCACTCGCATCAGCTCCGGTTCCAAGAGTTGTTACATTTCCGCCGGTATCGCCATCAATACTGATTGACTCGTCGATGAAATCAACCGAGCTTGTTCCGTCCTTGCCGACATAAGCGGCTCCGAGCATAGCGTCGATAATAATACTGTCTTTTTTTCTTCCAAAAGACATCGAAAACGACTGCGTTGTCGAGCCGTTCAAATCGGCAAGTGTTCTGGCAAGCGCTTTATCGTCAAGCACGCGGCCCATGTGCCATTTAGTAGGCTTGACCTTTCGTCTGCCGTAGTTGCCTTCGGAATCCGGCGTATTGCCTTTATGGGTCGTATCTTCGGTCGGGTCCTCATCAGGACCAACGGTATCGAAGAAGGCCTCCTCGGCATTTGCCACCGTCTCCCTGCGAATCTTACTCGCAAACTTCGACTCTTTCTGCTGAGCCCGCGTGTAAAGATTCGGGCTGAACTTCTTGCAATAAATATCAAATACAGTAGCAGGCATAATTGCCTCCTTTCACCGAAATATCAAGTTATCCCGGCTTGAGTATCTCTTACGAAGAGGTCTTGCCTGCATTTTACGTCTGTTAGACGACGGTTTATACTTCCGTAAAGTTCCCGGCCATCTCTGGGTATCGGGTATAATATCAACCTGAAGAGGCTGCTATTTTTGCCAAATCATCTATTTCCTTTTCTTCTCTGGCGTAGCCTGCCGGATTGTCCCATCTCCATTTGGCGTGCGCCTGATGTTCGGCTATTTTTTCCTTCATCTTCGCATTTGCCTCGGCAGGCGTCATTGCCTGAGTCATTTCAACTTCCCTTAGAGAGCCGGATTCGATGAACTTCTTTGCTATAGTCGCAAGGAAATCTGCAACTATCGGCTCATTCCCCATCTTTTCAAGCAGCGATTCTCTATACTCACCCCCCTCTGAGTTGTTTTCAATCATATAAGTCGCAAGATGAAGTCTTGTTTCGTAAGCCGAACCCCATTTCTTTTTCAGAATCTCTTCGGTTTCTCTTTTTTCATTTTCTATATCCTGCTCCATCCATTCTATGTCGCGCCTGTCCATCTCCATCTTGTAGTTCAGGATGTCCTGAAAATCCTCTTGCTTCAGCCCTTTTTTGAAGGCGAACTGCTTAAAGTCCTTTATCGTATCGGGGTCGTAAAAGTCCTTGAACTCATCGGGAAATTCGGCCTTATAATCATCGACTTTTTCAGGACGGCCAAGCGCCATTTGAAAAGCGTCTATATCGGACGAAGTGGCGGTCTTCGGGTCTGGAATTATAATCCCTTTCTTGCCAACCATTCTGTCCAATACCCCGACCTGTTTGGTCAAATCCTGAATTGAAGAGACTTTTTTATAGACGTTTTCGTGTCTCATATCTTCAGGGACATAAGCGTCTATCCAGCCTTCTTTGAGCAAGCCTTCCTTTTCAATAAATTGCGTCAAATCAATTTCCGGTGCAGGTTGAGCAGCTATCTGGGTAGAGGTCGAACCATCCGACTGTGTCCCGTCCTGAGAAGTCGCTGTTTCGAGTGTCTCTGCTGGCATAATAAAATCCTTTCTTATCTGTTTATAACATCAATCGGTTTGGGCGGCGGCTCAGTAGCCATTCTTATCCGCTCGTCAATTTCAATTATCACATCTCTTAATCCGGCCTGAAAACTGCTTTTGTCAGGTGCTCCGATAACGAGGGTCTGCCTGTTCTTGAAACATATTTCACTCAGCCATTTATAGACCCTCGTTCCGGCTTCAAATTCCGTGAAAGTAGCTTTAACGTCACTATTTAACTGTTTTAGCTCTTCTTCGGTCATTAGCTCTTTGCTTCATCTTCGGCGGTCCATTTTTTGCCTTTACGGGCCATCTTGAGTTGTTTTCTAAGCCATCGAAGGTATTCGCCTCGCTTAAACTTAGGTGGTGGCCTCATCTTGTGCCACCAGGTAGTTTTAGTCCCACTAATATTCTTGTCATATTTTGGAGGCGCGGCCTCTTCCGGCAATCCGGTGAGCATTCCAACTCGTCTAACTTCTGGATTCTTCAGATAATCGACCATAATCAAGCCGCCTTTCTTTTCTTGTAACGCCTGTATTTAGCTAGGGCAGACCTTCTCTTCTTTCCGGTCGGCTTCCAGCCGTGCTCAATACCGCGAAGAAGGTTAAGCTGGGCCTGTGCTTTCGCTCTTGTCGTGTTCTTGGCAGTAGTTTTTCCGCCCCAAGTTGTCTTGTAGCCATCGACTTTTTTTATGTTTCCAGGCATTTTTAGACCCCTACCAATGCCTCGGCGGGCGAACCCGCCTCCGGCGCTTTAGTTGACTTGTTATAAGCCTCGCTCGCTACCTGTGCGGCAATAGCCTTTTTCTGCTGGGCAAGCTCCTGCGCCCTTTGATTTCTTATGGCAGCTAATTCCTCAGGAGTAGATAAATGCTCGACTTTCAAGCCGTAAGACAAAGCTACGTCAGGAAGCGCTCTGTCCATATTGATAGTATCTTTAGCGCCTGGAAAAACTGTTTCAAGTTGGCTGACCATAGCAACATACCTTTCAAAAGCCCTTGCATAAGCGTCTCTCATCGCCAGAGCAAGAGCGCTTATATATTCGATTTCAAATTTCTTTCCCATCAGTTCCGGGGCTTCGTATCTCGGATGTGGTATTCTTCCGTGTTCTACAAGAAGTAATACACATCTTTTAATTACCGGAGAAAACAACTCTGTCTGAAGTCTATAAACAGGAGCCGAAAGCTTCTTCATAGACTGTGCCACTCTTTGATATATCTCAACAGTGGTTCTCCTGTCCCCAGGCAGGTTTTCAAGAGGGGCGAAAACATTTGAATAAAACGCCCTGTGTATGACATTAGCCTGCATCTGATATGCTTTTTCGGCGAACTGAATGTTTTGTGCGCCTAAATCTATTACCCTCGAAGTGGGTAGTTCAGAAACCATATTCTGAGCACCGGGAGTGACCCTCAACCGGCTATTAAAACTGTTCAATACCTCTCTCGCCGGATTAACGCTTTTATTGCCGAACTCAATGAAATCTCTCCACATAGTTTGCAGCGTCTTTACTCCGGCAAGGGCTATTGTTCCCTGACCTCTTCCGTATTTCTCGCTCGGAGATTTCTTCCATCTCGGAACGGCATAACATTGCTGCCTATAACCACCTTCCTTAACGATTTTTTCGTCTTTTATATTTATAAATACCGATTCAAACGGCATATTCATAACATCTTCGAGAGAGGGATTTCTTTTCAGTCTCGGCCTGACAACGTGAAGAAAATAATGTCTTTTGCTCTCGTTCTCTATGTCTTTGGCGTCTTTAACAACTTCTTCTCCGGCGTCATCGCCAAACATCTGATACGCCTGTCTTGCAGTAAAAGGAAATTTCAATATAACGGTATCGACCATTCCCTTATGGTCCTGCTTAATTGTATATGTCGGAATATCCCACGCCTTGAAATTAAGTCCTATCGGTAAATCGTCTTCTACAACAAACTCGGAAAAAAGATTTCCCGTCCCAAACCCTATCAGCGAAGTTAGTGTCTCATTAAGTTGCATCATAAAATTAGATGCAAATAACTCGTCGTGGGTCGTTTGTGTAGCGCGTGCGAGGTATCTTTTTACATTGTCTTTATTCGCCGTATCCCTGTCTTTTACAGTAATAGCGAAAGACTGATGATTAGGAGGAAAGAATTCATCTGAGAACCCTGATACCATATCGTCTAAATCCATCATTGCCGTCGGGTCGTAAATATCCAGAGATTTATCCTCCCCAACTGGCCTTTCGGTCGTTATCTGATTCTCGCGCGGGAGCATAAAATTAGAGACATCCTGATAGAGATTGCGAAAATTAAACGCCTTCTGCTGCTCGGATTGCTGCATCAAAATATATTGTCTTGCAGTAAAATCAGCCATATTAACCCAGGACAGTCTTCTTTCTGGTGTTCCCTCTGTTTATGATTCCAGTAAGAAAAGTCGTCTCGAATCCGCTTCGTTTTCTCACTCTTTTCATCGCCTGCTCTTCCGTTTCTGGCGATACTTCCATTCTCGGCGGCGGCGTTGGTTTCGGCGTTTCTATTTTCGGTCTGCTCATATCAGTCGTGTCCGAAAATTTTTACATAATTTTCCTCGTATTTAGTCGTCGGTCTGTGCGGCGAGAAATGACTTCCCTTACCTGCCATACCACGATGCTCTTCCGGGATGTGCCTTCCTTCATGGTCACAGACGCCCCTCCTGTAACATTCGACTATCTTTGACTTTATCTCATCCTCATTCTTAAAGTGGCGTTCAGTATAAAAATTGGCCGGGTTCATTTTTATGACCTGATTTACGAACGCCAGAGAATATCAACAACATCGTTTTCGGTTCCGCCGACAAAATACAGGTAATTTACATCTCTTATCGGTATTCTTAGCGGAACAGTAGAGCCGTGCTGAGCATGGTCTACTGATTTTGGTATTGGTATCCCGGTAGTCGATGTGCAGGCCGCGCCTATCTGGACCCTGCACTCGGAAGTGTTATCGTATTGGGCAATAATATAAACTTCCCTGCACGGCTGGCTTGTTCCGCTGTTTGCCTGGACCTGAAACGGAGTAGCCGGAATAGTTACTCTTACACTTCCGCCGGCATCGCTGTTTTCGGTGATTGAAGCCATAATAATCTCCTTTATATAATTCCGCCGGCAGAAAAAAAACGAGCAGATACGGATATGCGCATACCTGCTCGTTTGATTTCTCAAAGTCCCCGTCGGGACAAACCGGTTTTTTTGTTAGATAACTACATTATTTTGCTTTGTCAAGAAAAATCTTCGTTATTTTTGTTATATTCGCTATATCCGTTATATTCGTTTATAAGAATTATCAACATCAATTTTCTTACCAAAATTCTCATTCATTATTGCCAATTTAGAGCCGGAGGCAGCGATAACAAAATAATTCAGAGCGTTTCGGTAATGGTCTTTGCCGTCACCGCCGGTAACGTATCGATAAACGACGCGTGTTCGCTGCTCTATTCTTTTCTTTACCGGAAGGCAGCATTGTCTTGCGAATTCGTCTATATCGCGGCACTGTCTGGGCAGCTTGATTTTCCCCTCGGTAATTAACCTGTGCGTTTTATCGAAAATCCCTGTCCGAAAAACACTTACGACGCCCGTGTTATTGTTATAGTCTACCTCTCTTACGGGCGATTCGTTATACCTGCACAGATAAATCCTGAACCTCTCGTTTTTCTGAAACTGTCTCTGGGCCTCGCCTTCTGGTCCGATGTCCAGAACCCCGCTTTTCACGTTGAATTTCTGGCATAAATCGTGGATTTCGCTTAATTCATCTCTTGTTCCGACCTTCAAAATTTCGTAGTTTTCGCGGTCAGTTCTCACTCCTATGACGAAATAATGCGGTTTTCCTATATCGACTCCTATTGCACACGGGCCTTTCGATGTATCGCTCATAGCGTCAAATCCGCAGCACTGATAGACCTGCTGGACTCTTAGTTTATTCTCACTCGGTGAATAAGGAAGCCCAAGATGAAGCCGGTAAACGTTGGCAAGGTTATTAAAAGGAGGATGACGAAATTCATAAAGAATCTTTGCCGGGTCAACATAGAGACTACACAAATGAGACCACTGATAACAGTCCAAATCCTTTACTTCCGGGCGTTTAGCTACATATTCTCCAGGGCCATTTCGTATTGGCCTGCCGCATTTGGAGCATCTTACATACCCTTCCCACAAAGGATTGATTTTTGCTTCCTTGCTTTTGTAAATACCTATGCTTCCTTCTGGGTCATTCAAAAACTCATCCACAGGGCAGGTAAAATGACCGCAAGACAGGCACTTAACAAACCAATACATCTGGTTAGATGGCTGCCATATCAGGTCAATGCCCCAATCCACGTCTGAGGGATTCGCTATATATCTAATCTCGGATTTGCCCTTTACGCCATCCACGCAGGCGTTATCCATTCTTCTCGTCATCATTGATAATGCCGCAGGTTCCATCTGGTCGGTTTCATCGGGCACTAATCTGTCGAATTGAAAGCCGAAAAGCTGGGCCGCCTTGCCTGCGCCTTCCTCTGTCGGGGTTATTGTAGCGCCGAAAAGGAACAGGTTCTTGCCATTTACCGTCTTGAACTCAGCGGAATCCGTGCCTTTTCTGCCGGTCTTGACAAACTGGCCGATTTGGCGGGTATTCTTGCGTATCATCGGGTCGAAAGAAGACTTTACGTAGATTCTCATGTGCTTGTCGGTGGGGAAATAATGGCCTACGCCCTGTGGGTAACGACTGTATAAAAGGCCGTGAAAAGAGGGTAGCAGGCCCACTGAGATGCTAAAACCGCCGCCGGTGGCCTTCATACAGCCGACAACCGGTTTTTTGTTTTTCATTGGCTCAATCAGGTATGGCCGGTCGCGACAGTCGAAGGTAACGTCGTTTGGCAGGATGATTTTTTCTAAATACGCCCAGGTAAAAGCGCTTTTAGTGCAGGCCAGCTTCCTTGCTCGTTGTGATTTGTCGGGATTCATTTGGTTTATTAAAACATATCGGACAAAGTCCGCCTATCAATTTCTTTTCACGGACTTTAACACCGCAGAGATTGCATCTTGTTATTTTCCTGCGTCTTTTAGCCTTCTTATCGAAAGCCACTTTCCCTCTTTTTTTTCGCGCCCTGTGATTATCTCTGTGCCCTTTGCCCATCATTTGTCCTTTCAAATAAAAAAGGGCCTGCCGCCCACACCCTAAACGACAGGCCCGGTAGGCGTCCGTGCCCAACTCTTTAGGAGGAGGAGAGCGATAACTCAAACAACAACATATTCTTTCATCGGCTTAATTTCTTCTGTTGGTATATTCTTCTCGGACCAGTATTCGTTTGGATGTTCCGTAAAGTAATCCAGAAACTTCTCAAGGTCCATTTCGTCAAGCTCGCCAGTGCAATCCTGTGCCCGTCGCGTGCAATACTGTGCCCGTTGCGTGTAATCCTGTACCTGTCGCGTGTAATCCTGTGCCAGTTGCGTGCAATCCTGTACCTGTCGCGTGCAATACTGTGCCCGTTGCGTGTAACCCCGTGCCCGTTGCGTGTAATCCTGTGCCAGTTGCGTGTAACCCCGTGCCAGTTGCGTGTAACCCCGTGCCCGTCGCGTGTAA